CAACCATCTTTTCGTAGGTTGGCTTGTCAGACTCAATCATCATCCAAGCCCTCAATCTTGGTGATCTTTTCGTGGAGAAAACCCTCACACCAATTCAGTAACTCATAGACCGCCTCAGACACTGTGTCTGGCTCTATCGGCTCGACTACCACCGTTAGCTGACGGTTATCACTATTGTAAGTCGCCTCCAACTTCACTTCTCCTTTTTCTGTTTCCAACTCAAGACTCCATTTGAAATTGATCACACCACCTCGCTACACGGCACCAGTCCTGCGAACATCGGGTTGACTCACCAAGCCTCTCCTCTATCGCATGGCCTGTGCCAAGTGGTTCGATGTAGGCCTCAGCCTCTTCTCTCGTTGTCAGGACGCGCACAGCCCGTTTACGGCCTTTTTTGAGTACTGCATAGGTAGTTGGCTTCTCCCATCTCTCAGCGGCTGTACAGGCCGGTAGATCGCTGCCACTGACCAGATAGTCGTACTCAGCCTCTTGATGCAGCCTCACCCGTCCTCGTATGTACTTGTCAGCATCGTCCTCTGACCACAGGGGTATCTCGACAATATGTATTGGCGATTGTGGGTAGTCTGCCTCCATCTGGGCTTTACGCCTCTGCCAATCACGCAGGATTGCAATGATCCTTAACCCCTTGACTGGTAAATCTTTAGACCAGCGAACAAGCCAAGCATATGCGTTCAGTTGATTGTGCCACTCAGTCTTGTCATGAATCACAGACCACACTGATGTGACTTTGTAGTCGCTGATAAGCACACCATCGTCATACACTTCCTGCAAATCAACAGCACCGCTAATCGTCCAGCCTCTGACCTCAGCGTACATGCGTTCTTCAGAGATCACATTGGCATGCTGGTTGTTGGCTACTGCCGCCTCAAACATGCCGTGAACAGATGTGCCGAACCGAGACCAAAGGAAATCCACGACATCCTGCTCTATCCGGTGTTCGTTGTTGCGCTGCAATATCGCTACACGGGGGCTGTCGATCAGGCTTGTAACAGACCTGTTTGACTTGCCCTTGGTGTAATCATCTTGCAGCAATGCATCCACAACGACATCAGGGAGGTTGAACTGGTTAGTAATCTTCATCTACTGGTCATCAGCCTTGTGCATAGAAACGCGAGAGTACCCGCCTTTTTCCTTTTTACAGTTAATGACCTTGTAGGTGAACGGGCAGCTTTTGCCCTGACCAATTCTGAATTGGCTGACGTAGTTGTTTACACAACTCAAAACCCGAACCTTGCCAAGGCCTTCGTAGTCATAAGGCACATCAAAGTGCTGACCGGCTTTCAACGCTGTTATGGTCTCCATAACCTCAATCCTCAACAGAGATTCTTTTGAGGGTGGCTTGGGACTATCTTCGATCTTAAACATATTGCACTCCTGCGTTTGTTCTTTAGGTGACTCGGTAGACTCGTAAACCGTATTGCCCTGCCCCACGGCTTGGATCAGGGTATTTTCTGACAGAAAATGTCGAATCCGGTTCCACACTGCTTTTAACATCGTTCTGCATTCTCCGTATTGCTGACCTAATGGCGTTGGTTTTCGCTTTGCGATGCGCCTCGCTCTCAGTCGGGACAAAAAAGGATTGGTCAACCCTCATCTGTTCCACAATCTTTTTGAAGTTTGCTGGCAGGCTTTCTCCTGCCCCCATGCGGTTGTCCTTGGGTAGTGGGACATTGTCCTCCAAGACCAATAAATCTTCGTTGTTGCTCGTCATAAGTGATGAACCCTTCGTCTTCCAATGCGGTTAAAAATGATTTGATTTTAGCCATGTGTCCAGTGTGTATGTTAGAGTGAGTACCGAATCTAGCATATGGAGTATACGTTGACAACAGTACAGTTCACAATTTATGGTGAACCTGCATCGAAAGCGAATAGCCGAAAGCTTGTAACGATTCGGGGGAGGCCTGCGTTCATCAAAAGCAAGAAGGCTAGGGATTATGTAGACACGTTTGCCAAGCAATGCCCTGTACTACCAAAGCTTCTGGAGGGGGATCTGTCGGTGACCATGACTATTTTCTATGCAACGAGAAGACCTGATCTGGATGAATCGGTAATCCTAGACTGCATGCAGGACAAGATTTACGGGAACGACAGGCAGGTGAAACAAAAACACATTTATTGGGGGTTAGACCGTGATCAGCCGAGAGCAGAAATCTGCGTGGAAAAAGCGCAGGAGAAAACTTAAGAAAAGAATTTTTATGCAAACTGTAAAAGATATCGACTCAGATTCCTCAAGAGATAGAATCAGTGCCATCCAATATTTTGCAGATGAGACAATCGCTATGCCGTTCAATGTAAGTGCTGACTTTAGGCAACAAGCTTTGGCTGCTGCTCAGTTGCGGGGTGTTGAAAGAAAGAGGGCGGTGATGGATCTGCTGGAGGAGGTGATAAAACCGGCTAGGAATATTCCTGTTCAGGAAGATTCCTAATTATTTAAGGAATGTTCCAAGCTGGGCATATTCCTAAGACCACCTGAAGGTGGATTTTAACCACAGCAAAAGCAGGAGTGCAAATGCTAAATAAAGAAGACTTGGATTCGATCCTAGTCCAATACACCGAGAACGCTCGTATACCTTGCCCAGTATGCAGTGAAACAAGAAAGAAGAAGGGCATGAAATCAATGACTGTAACGATGGACGGGAACACAACCCTGTATCACTGCCATCATTGCGGTTTAGCTGGCAAAACAGACCATCCAGACTACCGCCCACAGGCACCCAAAGTCAGGGCAATATCCGTACCCAAGACCACCGATAAAGATTTGATCAGTAAATGCTTGTCAGATAGAGGCATAGACCCGTCTGTCGTTGACAGGTATCCAGTCGTTAGTGGCACAAAGTTCTACCACAACAGCGGAGAGCAGCCGTCTATCGGCTTTGTTTACGGCAACAAAGAAGCCGTGAAGTGGCGTAGCGTCGAGGGAAAGGCGTTTACGCAAGACGGTGCTGCCCGAACCCTGTGGGGTGCAGAGCAGGTGCCAGATGACGCAACCACACTGGTCATTGTCGAGGGTGAGATGGATTTGCTGGCATGCGCTACGGCTGGCATAGATTCTTGCGTCAGCGTACCCAACGGTGCGCCACAGAAGGTAAGCACAAAAGAATTAAACCCAGAAGACGATAACAAGTTCGCCTACATCTGGGCGGCAAAGGATTTGATTGAGCGGGTGGACAGGATTGTCCTAGCTGCTGACGGTGACGATGCTGGGTTCGCATTGGCTGAGGAGTTGGCTAGGCGTATCGGTAGGGCCAAGTGTTGGTCTGTCGAGTGGCCTGATGGATGCAAGGACGCAAACGATGTTTTGCTGAAGCTTGGGCCAGAGGCATTGGCACTGGCAATTGACAGGGCGGCAGCTATGCCGCTGGAGGGTGTGTACTCAGCGGATGATTACGCTTTAGACATTGCTCACCTGTACGACAACGGCTTGGTGGGCGGGATGTCTACAGGGATACCGTCTGTCGATAGGTTATTCACAGTGGTGCCGGGGCAGTTGTCTGTGGTTACCGGACTGCCGGGATCTGGCAAGTCTGAGTTTATTGATCAGATAATGGTTAATCTGGCACAAAACGAGGGGTGGAGGTTTGCCATTGCAAGCTTCGAGAACCCGCCCCCTCTGCACATCGCCAAGCTATCAGAAAAGTTTGTCGGCAAGCCGTTCTTCGACGGGATGCCAAACCGCATGAGCAGGGTTGAGTCTGTCAGTGCTATGAACTGGGTCAACGATCACTTCCTGTTCTTGGAGCAGCGTGGAGGCGAGGCAACCACAATCGACAGTATCCTAGACCGCGCTAGGCAAGCTGTTATGAGGCTGGGCATACGAGGCTTGGTCATCGATCCGTACAATTACATTTCGCAGAGTAGGTCATTGGACAATGAGCATCAGGGCATCAATGAGATGCTGACTAGGCTTGTTGCGTTTGCTAGAGCCAATCAGATTCACATCTGGTTTATCGCCCACCCAGCCAAGATGCCAACCAACCCAGACGGCACAACAGCGGTGCCAAAGGGGATGAACATCTCTGGTAGCGCCAGCTTCTTTGCCAAAGCAGACCTTGGGATCACCGTACACCTTAGCCCTGAGAAGGCTACCGAGATACATGTCTGGAAGGTCAGGTTCAAATGGATAGGCACTACGGGCGGCACCGTCTTGGACTATGACATACCTACGGGCAGGTACAGTGAAATCAGCTATGACGATCTGCCAGACCCGTTCTCGCCGCCAAGGGCGAAAGACTTTAACGAGACCGACGATGAGTGGGACGTTGAAATCTAAGGTTAACGACATCGGCACGGCGGCACTCCACCGCCGCCATGTCATCGCCTTGGAGGAATCCGATAGCGGTATAGGCCGCGCCCGTGTTGCTGACCAGACATTCATTGATCATTTACTGCTCAAGAAATACATAACGATTAGGCACCACCAAGCTGCCGAGAGAATACTTTCGCAAGCTGTTCAGGCTGGCGTTTACCTCAAGAGTCCAGACATGACCGCTACGCACACTGGTGGGCATCGGGGAAATCGCAACGAACAAATCCTGATGCTCAGTCGCACGTTCAAAAGAATTGCAAAAGAGTTTGGGGAGCATGCAGCCCACCTGACCTACCTGATGATAGTAGAGGATAAGCCAACCGACTCGCTTGCTGACATAGAGACTTTGATAACCGTCCTAGATTCGGGTTAGCAACCACAAGCAACTTACGCACATTCGCGTAGAAAGTTGGAAAAGTTGGCACCGAATATCTAGCTATCAAAAAACCCCGCAAAGCCTTATTCCACATAGCACCTATAGGTGTGTTGTAGATACCTGTGGTCTTACCGACTGAGCAGGAATATATAAACCAGTCAGTACGGACAGACAGACACCACCCCATAGGGGTGTCTGTCTGTCCGGTACTACCGACATAAATATTTTTATCACCGACAGAAATGTTTTTGTGACCCTTGGTGTATTTTCTGTCCGGCTTGGGGGTGGGCTATCAAAATCAACCTGTAGGCACTGACACCGCTGGTCACCTATAGCCGTGTTGTAAGTACCCGTCGCTACGTTACCAGCGCCGTTACCAATAGCGGTGTTATGTGTGCCAGTGGTGATGCAAAACACAGTTGTAGGTGGGCTATCAAAAACCGTGGGGCAGGATGACTAACACGATACTGGAACTCATCCCAGATTTTGGGCGCAAGATGTACCTGTTTGGTGTCGAGCTATCTAAATGTTGTTTTCATATGGGAGTTGTAAAGCATGCAGGACGCAAACTTTTTTACTTATTGACTGGTCAATAAACTAGGGGGGGTTCCCCCTAACCAAGCTGGAGAGGCTTGGCAGGGGGTGGGGAGAGCAGGAGTCCGGTGATTAGAACCTAATACACTCCAGCGGTCAACTATGGACAGTCTGGGCAGAACGGTAACATTCGGCCCTCTTCGTCCTCATCTTCGTACATCTCAGCGCCACACGCATCGCAGTATTCTGCGTCATACTCGTATGGGTTGTGAAACGAACTGTCTGGTCGATCACACATCAATGCATCTCCTCTGGTGGGCATGTGCATTCTTCTAACTGCTCAACCAGCCAGTCGCTGTACTCGCTGGCAGCCTCTACGCAGATCAGTGCAGCCTCTTGGGGAGAGCTGACCTTGTAGGTGAGCAAGACCATGCCAATGATTCTGGCGATCTCCCACCCACCCTCTAATTCATCAGGCAGGGCTTCGTGAAGCGCCATGCTCACCTTCTCAAACTTCTCTTGATTATCCATACTATTTGCCCTCCACGGCGGTCTCTACGAGTTTGATGTAATCCATAAGCTCCTCACTATTCTCAAAGTAAGGGGTGCCGTTGGTGAAGTAATTCACATCACCTGTACCCGCCCAGTACCGCAGGTCATTGAGGTAATTTTCCAAAAGATCTTGCTCAACCGAAGGTGTGCGGTTGCTGCAAGCAAACCAAACCGGAACAAACCACAACGCGATCATCGCGGGGAATGCGATCACGGGCGTTAACCCGAACCCGCTGCCGAAAGAGTACTCGTATCCCAGCAGCGCCATAAGCGCAGACAAAGCAGCGCATACCACTGCCAGCGTTAACGTAATCTCGAATCTCATATCACTATTCTCCAAAAAATAAGTAATGGGTTGTGGTGCGGATTGCACCGTAGTGACCACCAAGGTAGGCACTACACTGAAATCAGCGTGAGCAGTTTTTCTCGTCATACTCAGGACGCATCGTGCAAGTTTTACATCGTGGCTAGGATGGTTCGCGGCTATTGCCGCTGTTGAAAGTTTTGCAGCAACACCGCCACAAACTGTGCTTGGGTCAAGGTGTAAGGCAGGGCCTTTTCGTAGTCTGCCTTTGCGGCTCTGAAGATCTCACCAACTTCAGCACTTATGCCAAGTGATGTGAGGCTTTCGCTTTTGCGGGGTCTACCGCGTCCGCGTGATTTATTTTCTAGCGTCACCACACCCTCTGGGTCGGTCTTGTTTACTTCTTCCATACCAATCACCTCCCTGAGCCTTCGCTCAAATTCACTGTGCGTCATATTTAGAAACGCCCTGTTAGTTTTCGGTTCATGAATCACTGCCCCGTCTAGGAACCAGTGAAGGTCGTCGTTTATGTTCACTTCGTACCCCTTAAATGAAAGGGGCCGAAGCCCCTATGTAACCCGTATCACCTCACCAAAGGGTTCACACCCCATGAATTCAGGCGCACGGTCTGTCGTTGCCCAGATCACCGGATAGTCAGGCTCACTGAAGTCGTGCCAGCCGTCTGGCCCAACGTCACCCCAGCCATCGGTGAAGTAGATCATGGCGCATGGCTCCAAGCCCTCACGCGCAACGTAGTTGAACGGTGGGTTGAATGCCGTGCCGCCGGTCTCAGGAATCCTGAGCGTTAGATCCTCATGCCGATCAAACTCCTCGACGCCGCAGAGGACATGGTGGCAGTAGATCACCACAGTCTTGATGGGGTTGATCTCATCAATGATGTCCTGCACATGGCCTGCAATAGCGTCTAGCTCGTCTTGGCCCATTGATCCGCTGGTGTCTACCGACACAACAAGCTCACCGTTAGGCTCACGTTCCTGCGTCGGCAAGATCATGCCCTGCGAGAGCAGTCGGCGCTCTGGTCGAGCAAAGGTGTGCTCAGTCAGAACGTAGTCAGAGAACGCATCTTTGAGATGCTCAAACCAAGGGACGGGGTCACCGGATACGCCACTGACGATCTGGTCAACAGCAGCGCCGCGCCCATTGCCAACGCCCTTGATCTTATCTTGAGCCTTGGCAGCCTCGAATATCTGGCTGGTGATCTCGCGCTGCACAGAAGCTTTCTGGTCAGCAGACATCGGGGTGCCGTCATTGTTGGTGCCTTCCCAGACCTCACCCCAAGGCGCGTCAGGGTCAGCAGGGCCGTCGCCGTCACCAGAGGTGCCAGTGTCGCCAGCATCGCCGTCAGGGCCGCCCTCAGCGCCGCTGTCGCCCTGATCAGGGGCATCCCCATCGGCAGAGCCATCGCCTGAATCGTCATCGTCAGCGCCTCCGTTGCCGGTGCTGGGCTTGTCGGCCTCAGTGCTGCGCTGGCTTTCGAGGATGGTGTACACCTGTTCAGCAGACTTGCCGATGTAGTCGGTGCTGTACAGGCCATCGTGAACCTCGAAGCCCTCACGCACTAGCGCGTAGTTGATGGCGTAGTCGGCGGCCTCATTCCAAAGCTTGTGGTCACGGCTGCCCTTACGCAGGTGATGGAACCCATCAACGTGCATAATCTCATGAGCCAGTACGGTCATGATGAACTTGTAACCGTGGATAGCGTACTGCTCAGGCACCCACTTCTCATTGAAGTAGATGGCTTTGCCATCGGTTGCCATAGTCGAGGTCTTGTTTGACGGCACCAGCAGTAGCTGATGCAGTCGAAAGCCAAAATATGGGAACTGGCGCAGCATGCGCTTACGCGATTCCAGCATGATATCCAAAGCAGACATAAGTATTTCTCCGTTAATCCCAAAGACCAGTGAGGTTATCGACAATCGACTTGGCCTTGTTGGCAACAGCCTGACGCTCACTCGAAGAGTCGCGCAGCCGCTGAGGATCTAGGCCGTTAAGCTGAGACAGGATAGCGTTGCTTGCCTGCGTAAGTTTGGGGTCGCCGGTAATGTTGAGTGAAGGCAACACCTGAGCGAGCTTCTCGATGTTCTCGACAGTTGTGTCATTGAAGTTGCTTGCACGTTTGGCACCAGCAGGCTTGCTACCGTGCCGCTCTAGGCCGTCAACCAGAGACTGCAAGGTGTCGATCACGCGCTCATGCACAGATTCAGCAGCAGACTCGACGCGCTTGTTAATCTCAGACTCAGCCTGCGATTTAATCTTGGCGATTTTGTCGGCAGGCAGGTTAACCCTGATATCACCGGAGTCAGGCATGGCGCGGAGGACATATCTGAACTGGTACTTACCAACAACATATTCGGCGCTAGGTAGTAGTGATATATCGAAGGACTTACCAAGGTCTTTCTTGGCACGTTTGAGGATGTTGGGCCATTCGGTAATGACCTCGCGCTTTAGCTCCTCAGCGCGGTCTACTTTATTTTGCCACTCAGACTCGAATGATTCGATCTGGTCAACAGTGATCAAACGCACACCATCTTCCCAAGGCATCGATACAGGGTTGAGAACTGAGTTGCGAAGCTGACCAGCAATTCGGCTGAGTGCCTTGATGGCAGGCGCATCAAACATTTTCTTGGTCACGTTGAACACCTTGGGGTTGGCCTCTTGGGCAGCGGCAACCATCTCAGCCAAGGCTTGGTCTCTGTGACTGTTGGCAAATTTAGTGATCGTGGCCTTGATCAGCATTGCGTTGTTCTGGATCTTATCCATAACTATTTACTCCAAAATAAATAAGGTGGAGGGGCCGAAGCCCCTGTTGGGTTTAATACGTTGCCTTGTGGGCGACATACTCAGGTGAAGCTTTAAGGTCTGGGTCACGGCGCGTTGCCAGCAACCAGAACACCTCCAGCAGTTCGTTGTTGATGCGGGACACGACGGTCACGCCATTGCCAAGATTGTCAGCGGTCACCCGCGCAGCCAGCGCAGCGGTCACTGCATACTGAGTGGTGATCTCATTCGGCAGCGGCACGTTGTGCGGGTCAGATAAGAACATGCCAATGTCGGGCAGGTTACGCATGGTGCGTAGGAACGCGACAAACTCGCCAGCAGCACCAGCGCCGATAGCGCCTTCGATAGCGATGTGCTCCAGATCAACCGTCAGGCCATCGTTCAGTATGTTGCTGACTTGGTGCCAGCCGCGAGGGGTAGCGATAGCAACCTTGTCTTTGGGAGTGCCGCCGTCAGGGTACTCATGAATGAGTCCGGCCTGATCACCAGCAGCCTCGCCACGAAACTTCAGGAATGCGATCACCTCTGGGCGAACACCGATGTCCTGAAAGTAGTCAGTGGTTTCAGCAGCGGAAGGCACAACGTCCAAGTGCATCTTGAATCGGGTGCTTATGGCTGCGTCCATACGCCCAGACACACCAGCGCCGTCGTTGGGACGGTTGGATGCGGCAACGACAAACCAGCCAGCAGGCAGGACGTAGTCACCCAAGCGGAACTCATTAAGTAACTGATATCCAGCATTCTTAACCGACATGCATGCAAGCTGGATTTCATCCAAGAATAAGATGCCGAAGGGGCCGTCACGCAACACACAAGGCAACCATGATGGCGTAGACCATTCGGTGGTCTTTCTTGGCCCAAGACCAACAGCCTTAAGCGCGTCATCACCCGCCATGTCCAGCGGATCATGCTGGTCACGAATGTATGGGATGCCGCGAGTATCGACTGCGTCGAACTGTGACAGCCGCACATCCAGCAGGCCAACAGGCTTGTCGAAATGAGCGGCAAGCTTGGGAATCAATTGCTTGACGATGGATGATTTGCTGGCTGCGTAAACGCCCCACAAATAAATGGGAAGGTGACGCAGTGCGTTGAATGAGTCGATAGGCTTATCGGCTGACTCAATTGCAAGCTTGATCTGACTGATAGCGTGGGCCATCAGGATTTCTGAGGCCTGCGAAGGGCTGACCTTTGGTGCGTTAATGGACATATTATGTCACTCCAAGTTGTTGTATTGGTTTTCCAAGACCGCCCCTCCTCAGCGGTTTCGGCTGGTTACCATCCAGCACTCATCAGTTGGAAAGTAGATCGTCAATCCAAGCCTCGAAGTCCTCGAAGCGGTCAAAGTTAGGAACGACGCATACTGAAACAGCATGCACGTTGCCGGTGTATTCAACCTGCCCAGTGGCAAGGTCTAGGAACGACACGCGCCCCCGTTCAAGATCAATACGCTCTTCCATTACAAGCTCCCGATTGATGCACTGCCGCCTGAGCGCAGCGCGTTTCTGATGGATGAAATGAATGCACGCTTTCGCATGATCATTCGGTTGAGGAATAGGCGGCGGCGGTTGAACCGCAGCACTGCTCTACGTTCTGAGGTAGTCATCACACTTCTCCAGATTGATCGAATCAACAATAGCCACTCGGTGAATGGTCATTGGTGAGCCGAAGCTCTGCGGTAGCTGGGGATGAACCCAGCCAATAGCCCGAACCGCAAGCGGCATTTGTATGCCTGTCGGGGAACTTGTGTATCGCTTAACGCCGAAGGTGCGCCGGACTCTTACCGGAGGGGCTGGGCCTCTATGACCCGCAGCGCGTTTCATAACGCACCCCTGTCGCGTAGGCGGTAGGCCTACCAGACTTGGTTCACATTTAAGCCTGTCTCTCAAGGCACCCCGTGAGGGGCTTGGCGGGGATTGGGAAAGCCTCCCCCGTGGGCTTGAGTGGATTTTACACACATCTGAAAACAGTACGCAATACCCTGTACCCAATAAATAATTAAGCTTGCAGATACAACGAGTGATGCGGGGATTTATTACTAGCCAAGCAAGCATTCACCAGCCACACGGTAAGTGGGGGGATGAATTCGGGATAAGAGGAACGCGCATGCGAATAGCAGGTAACAGTGTGCAATACAAGTATTGACAAGCAAATAAGCAGTAAATAGTTGGTATGCAGTAGAAAGTGCTTTGTAATCAACAAGTTACATACGAATTTCCGTCTAAGCGTAGTTCGAGGGGTAGGCAATGCGATGGTATGGATTAGGCCAAACGTCGCTTAGAACGCAATTCTGGGCCTCCTAGCGGCAAGTGCAATATGTCAAGGTTTTTGTGCATATAGTTTACTGGGTACTGGTGATGGACGGTCAGTGCGTCGGCAGTATGATCGGCAGCAATACAGGCATTGGAATCGACAAGCATGGGCAGACCGAAGTCAGGGCTAACAGCAAAGCAGCGGCATTTTGCGCTGGCATTGGGCAGTGGTGCAGGCATGAGCTTAAGTGATGCGTACAGGGAAGCGTACCAATGCGAGAACATGAGCGCGGCAGCGATCAGGAATGAGGCAAGCAAGCTGGCAGCGAACCATGATATCGCCATGATGGTGGAGCGGCTTAGGGCAGAGAATGAACGTGCAGTATCGGCCTCACTGGTCAGCGACAGGGAGAAAGTTCTGGAGCGCCTGCGCCAGTGGATGGACAGCGCCGAGCCTACCGATACCAACAAGCTCAAAGCAGCGCAGCTACTGGGCCAGACTGTGGGCATGTTCAAGGATGTAGTCGAGACAAACAGTGGCGACAGGGATAGCACCAGTGTCGCGGCAGAGATCGAGCGCCGGTTGGCAGCACTCCAAGCCAAGGCCGATGGCGAGGCCAAGCCTGACAGTTTGCATTAGCGTAGCCAGTACACCATAACCCAACAGTTTGCGTGCGCAGTACAGCATATGCCAACGGTTAGCATACCCCCACCTCTCAGCAAATCTGTCTATCATCCTGCGACCACCCCACCCCCCCCTACGCATATACACACCCACCGTCTATATACATA